GGTGGTCGTGGAACACCACCCTCGTCGGCACCTACACCGGCGTAAATTATTCCTACACCCACACGACCAAGGACGCGACCTTCACCGTCAACATCGGCGGCGGCGACCGCATCCTGACCTGCGACACGGAGGCGAACAACCAGACCGAGGCGACCATCATTGCCCTTGCTGCACTCAACAACGCAAACAAGGGAACCACCACCATGAAGGTAACGCTTCGGACGCCCGCGTGGAACATCGTCGCTACCGACTGCATCAAAATCAAGGGCATGGGGCAACTCAGCGGAAAATATTACGTGGAGGAGGTCGACACCACGGTGGGGGACGGGACGAAATCCGCGCTCTCACTTCGGAAAGTCGAGGAACGCTTCACGAAGTCCGGCAAGTCCACCAAGGTTGCCGATTCCGTTGCCGAAGCTGCCAACAGCACCACGGCGTTCAAGGTCGGCGATAAGGTCCGCGTCACGCAGGGCGCAACGTCCTACACGGGCGGCTCTCTGGCATCGTTTGTCTACACGACGGAGTACACCGTCATCCAGGTCTCCGGTTCAGGCTCCGGCAGTGACAGGGTCGTCATCGGGCTTAACGGTGCCGTTACCGCTGCCGTGGCAGCGTCCAACCTATATCTCGCGTAAGGAGTGGTAATCATGAGCAACCAGCAAGTTCTGAGGATTGGAAAAATCTCCACCCTCAACTGCAGCGCCGGCACGGCTCGCGTCACCTATGAGGACCGCGACAGCGCCACGACAAAAGAATTGCCATTTTTGGCGTGGACATACTGGATGCCGAAGGTCGGCGACCGTGTCCTGGTCGGGCATCTAACCAACGGTTCGACCTCCGCGGTGATTCTCGGGCCCGTCTGGGCGGAGGAGCACAAGCCCGCTGCCGCCGGCGCCGACCTGTTCCGGCAGGAGATGAGCACGACGGCAGGGCAGGCGTATGCGGAATATTCTAACAAGAGCGGCATTCTGCACCTGCGTGCGGAGCACATCGAGCTGGATAGCTACGGAGACGGCGCCGACACGACAGTCGCCGCGCTGTTGAGCCGGATAAGCGCCTTGGAATCCCGCTGCAGCGCGCACGGCATCTAAGGAGGGACGCACATGGGAGCAATCGGAAGCTGGGGAACCGAAATAGTGTTCTCCACCAGCGACAGCCGAATTCTTACCTTTTCTGACTTCAAGCGGAAGGTCTCTGCAACGTGGGCAACTCACAGCCGTGTGGGCAAAAAGGACCGCTCGGAGTTTGTCCGAGCTGACCTGCAGAGTGTGACGTTCACGATTATTTTGGACGCCACTCACGGAGTTAAGCCCCGCGCCACGCTGGAAGCCCTGGAAGCTGCCGTGGAGAGCGGGAAGGTCTACCCGCTGGTTATCGGCGGCAAGAAGGTTGGTTCGAACAGCTGGAAATTGAAAAGCACCAGCGAAGCCTGGAACGTCGTTCTGACGGGCGGCGAGCTGGTGCAAGCGAAGGTCGATGTGACAATGGAGGAATACCTATGACGCTGGCAGATGTGGAATTTAATATCACCGAACCGCTGAGCGAGCAGGAAGACATTCTCCGCTGCCTTCGGACGCTCATCATGACGCCCGCGGGCACCGTCCCGCTCGACCGCGACTTCGGAATCGACAATTCTTGTCTGAGCTACCCGCTGGAGGTTGCCAAGAACATCTTTGCCGTGGAGCTCATCGACAAGGCAAAAACCTATGAACCCCGCGCCGACATCTCCGCGGTCGATTTTGACTACGACGATGACGGCAACATTACCGCAAAGGTGGTGCTGAGCAATGGCTGATACCCTGCAGTCGGTCTTTGATTTGCCGGACGTGTCCTTCACGGACAACGACACGCTCTCGGCGATGCAGGAACGACTCATTTCCAACTACGAAGCGCGATATGCAGAGCTGACCGGTGAGGAAACAAGTCTCGCACCGGCGGATCCGATGCGCATCCTGCTCTACGCTGTGGCGCTGGACCTCTACCAGCTGGAGCAATACGTTGACCGTGCCGGTAAGCAGGACCTTCTGAAATATAGCTACGGCGAATTTCTGGACAACCTCGCCGCCAACCGCGGCGTCACCCGCAAGCAGGCGACCGCCGCGACGACCGTGCTGCGCTTTACCATTTCGGATGCCCGCGCTTACGCGATAAGCATCCCCGCCGGCACGCGCGTCACCAACGGCAACGGCGTGTATTTCCAAACCTCGGAATACGGCGAAGTTCCCGCCGGTGAGCTCTATGTGGACGTCCCCGCGGAGTGCACGCAGACGGGCATTGAAGGCAACGACCTTGTCCCCGGACAGCTCAACGTGCTGGTGGACACCATCGCGTATGTCGACAGCGTCCGAAACATCAGCACATCCGATGGCGGCACGGTGCTGGAAACAGACGAGAGCCTCGCCGAGCGCGTGTTTCTCGTCCCCTCCAGCTATAGCGTCGCAGGCCCGAGCGATGCCTACACCTATTGGGCTAAGACCTATAACACGGACATCGGCGCGGTCAAGCCGACTTCGCCCAGCCCCGGCGAGGTTGACGTCTACATTCTGATGTCGGACGGCACCATTCCGGAGGACGAGGTCGTGTCCGGGCTGGAGGAATACCTCGGCGAGGACGACAGGCGCCCGATGACCGACCTGGTCAAGGTCAAAACCCCCGAGGTCGTCAATTTCGACATCGACCTTGTCTACTACATCAACCGTTCCGACCGTGCGAAGGCGGTCACGGTTCAGAATGAGGTGGCAAATGCTGTTTCGGAATACATCACCTGGCAGACATCCGAGATAGGGCGCGACATCAACCCCGACGAGCTGCTGCAGCGCATCAAGGCAGCGGGCGTCAAGCGTGTGGAGATGTCCTCGCCGGTGTTCACCGTGGTCAAGGACACGCAGGTCGCGCAGTGCTCCGCGCAGACCGTGACCTACGGAGGTCTGGAAGATGACTAACCTATACGACACGCTTATAACCGACCTGCTCCAGAACGGAGCGGGCTATAACCCGGAGATCCAGGCGCTTGCCTACGCGCTCCGCGAGGAAAAGCGGCGGGTGATGGAGCACGCCGACCAGACCCGAACGATGGCGATGATAAACACGCTGCCGGAAGAGATTCTGAACGTCCTCGCGGTGGAGCTGCGAGCCCCGGCATACAGCGTGGAGCTCCCGCTCGAAACTAAGCGTTCCCTCATCACCGGAACGCTTAACTTTTACAAGACGTTGGGAACGCCCGCGTCTGTCGACTGGGTGGTAAAAACCGTTTTCGGAAACGGCGGAATTGAAGAGTGGTTCGACTACGGCGGAGAGCCGTTCCGCTTCAAGGTGGACGTCAATAACAACAGCACCTTCACCTCGCTGGATAACCTGGAAGAATTTCTCCGCCTTGTCAACACATCCAAGCGCCTGTCGGCGTGGCTGGATGATATTGACGTCGTGACGGAACTGCCGCCCTGCACGCTGCATCTCGGCGCTCCGATGTGCATGACAACTCGCGTCCCGCTCCCGTCTCTGGATGCGGACGCATGACAGGAGGGACCCTATTATGGACAATGGCTATAAACTCACAACCCACGGGCGGGAAGCAATCGCCGCCTGCGGCGCACTGGAAAAGGCGCTGACCATCACCCGCGTGGAGATTGGCAGCGGGCTGCCTTCGGAAGGTGCGGACATCGCCGACATCCACGAGCTCATCGAGCCCGTCATCGAGGGCGAGATTGGCGAACGCACCCACGACGGTGGGACGTTGCAGATGACTGTGCAATACCGAACAAGCGAGCATCCGAACCAGGATGCGTTCTACCTTTCGGAATTTATGATTTACGCGCTCTCTCCGGAGACGGGGGAGGAAACCGACCTGCTCTACGCCAGCCTCGGCGACTACCGCCAGCTGGTGCCCGCTTACAGCACGTCTCTGCCGGCAAGCCTGTTTTCGTTCCCGATTTCCATTGTCGTCTCCGACGAGATAGAGGTCACGGTGGAGGCAACACCCGGTGTGGTCACCCACGACGACCTCCAGCGGCTGCTTAATCAGGGGGTTATTAACAACACCCGTTCCACCGTCATCATTCCGGCGGAGGGCTGGCAGTCTGCAGAGAGCGACCCGGACGACACAACGCTAAAGGACGGCATGGTCTACATCGACATTGCGGACGCTGCTATTTCCGAGAGCATGACGCCGTTCCTTACCATCCTTCCGGAATACCAGGAAATTGCCTGGGAATGCGGCTTCTACTCGTCTTGCCGCACGATGGACGGCGTGATTCGGCTTTATTCCAC